CAACCCCGGGCGCGCCCGCTTTAGCGCACGCGCCTGAACATTCCGTTCGATAGGAACCCAAAAATGAAAAATTATCTTCGTTGGTTGATGCCGACGCGGGAAGTGCCGCATGCACGACCGGCGTTGCCCCGATCAACAACCGAACAAAAGACCTTCGCCAGCGGCGACAGCGGCAGCGGCAGCGGGTTTATTGCCCTGGCGGGTGGGGGGCGTTCGTCCTGGTCGCAGACGGATTACGCGACAATGGCGCGCAAAGGCTACATGGCCAATCCGATTGTATTTCGCTGTGTCCGTCTGATCTCCGAAACGGCAGCGGCGGTGCCGTTGCTGATCTATGAAGGTGTCGTCGAACAGGACCAGCATCCCATTCTTGATCTGTTGCACCACCCCAACCTGAGGCAGGGGGGCAAAGAATTCATGGAAATGTTGATCGGTCATCTCCTGGTGTCCGGTAATGCCTATGTGGAACTTGTAGACATTGGTTCCAGCCCCCGGGAGTTGCATGCGTTGAGGCCTGATCGGGTGCGCATCCTGTGTGGGTCGAACGGTTGGACAGAAGGGTATGAACACAGCGTCCAAAACAGCCGCAGAAGGATTATGCTGGATCAGGACGGATGGTCGGCGATATTGCATCTGAGCCTGTTTCATCCGCTTGATGACCAACGGGGATTTCCACCCTTGCAGGCGGCCTTGATGGCGCTTGATGTACACAATTCGGCCTGTCGCTGGAATAAATCTCTGCTCGACAATTCCGCCAGGCCCTCCGGTGCTCTGGTCTATGCGTCACCTTCCGGATCACCCATGAGCGAAGATCAGTTTGCCCGTCTCAAACAGGAATTGGAGGATGGTTATACCGGCTCCACCCGCGCCGGTCGCCCCCTGCTCTTGGAGGGAGGATTGGATTGGAAAGCCATGGGATACAGCCCCCGGGACATGGATTTTGTTGATGCCCGAAACGCCGCCGCGCGTGACATCGCGCTGGCCTTTGGTGTGCCGCCGATGTTGCTCGGCATTCCAGGCGACAATACCTATTCCAACTATCAGGAAGCCAATCGGGCCTTTACGCGACAGACCTTGTTGCCCCTGATCAACAGGACGCTCGATTCGATCAATCATTGGCTGCAACCCAGATTTGAAGGGCAAGCACGGCTGGCGATTGATGAAGATCGGGTAGAGGGTCTTGCCGATGAGAGGGAAGCGGTTTGGCGACGGTTGAATTGTGCTGATTATCTCAGTGATGACGAAAAGCGCCAGGCGGTGGGATACAGTCCGTTGTCGGAGATGCCGACATCATGATGCCGCATCACCAACGCCGTTTCGTGGCAACGATTATCGAGGAAATATTTGGCGAAGTGTCGCCCTCCCTGTGGTTTGCAAAAATCCTGGGTGCGCTCGCCGGCTCCCTTGTCTCGATCGCCTACATTCTGCCCCGTGGTCGTCGTGAGGCGATCCTGCGCCTGATTGTCGGCATTGCTGTCGGTTTGATCTTTGGTGGTATCGCCGGACTGAAACTGGCCGATGCAATGGGCCTGTTGGAGAAAATGCCGGCTTTCGAAATCGCCCTGATGGGTGCCACCTTTGCCAGCGCCTGTGCCTGGTGGGGATTGGGCGCCCTGCAGCGGCTCGCCCTGCGCTGGTCGGGCGGCACGCTGCGATCATCCACAAAATCTGCTCGGGAAAGGAAGAAACAACCGTGAACCGGGATCAATCTCACTTGCTTGAACATAAACGGGCCACCTTGCCGATCGCCCAAATGACCGATGATGGCACCTTCAGCGGTTACGCCACCCTGTTTGGGAAGGTCGATCTGGGACGTGACAGGGTTGAACGAGGGGCATTCCTTCGATCCCTGTTGACCCGGGGCAAAGGCAGCATTCGCATGCTGTTTCAACACGATCCGGCTGAACCCATTGGGGTTTGGGAAGAAATTCGGGAAGACGAAAAGGGATTGTATGTGCGCGGAAGAATCGTCTCGCAGACAGCCCGGGGGCAGGAGGTGCTCAACCTGATGCGGGCCGGAGCGATCGATGGTCTGTCGATTGGGTTTCGGACAGAAAAAAGCCGGACCGAAAGCACATCCGGCATCCGTTCAATTTTGCAGGCCGATCTTTGGGAAATTTCGATTGTGACCTTCCCGATGCTGCCACAGGCACGGGTATCGCAGGTAAAAAGACTGACACCGCCGCCGCCCAGCCGTCTGCCCACCATTCGAAAATTTGAACACTGGCTCACGCAGGACGCTGGGCTTTCTCGAAGCGAGGCGCGCGTTGTCATCAACCAGGGCTTCGCAACACTTGCCGGCAAGCGGGACGCTGCACGGATTTCCAATCAGGGATTGATACGGCGTCTTCGACGGCTGTCTGGCTCAATCCAACCAAACCACAACACCACATGAGAGAGATATTCATGACAACCAATAATCAACAGGCCCCGGAGGCCAAGATGAATGATATCGGTTCAGCGGCCGCGCAGGGTCTGGGCGGGAACCCGGAACTGGCAGCCGCTTTTGATGACTTCATCCACTCCTTTGAACAATTCAAAGACGCCAATGATGATCGACTGTCACAAATCGAACGCCGCACAAGCGCTGACGTGATCACCGAAGAAAAGGTCAATCGGATCGACCGCGCCGTCGACGAAAACAAGCGGCACCTTGATCAACTCATCCTCAAACACAGACGTCCGTCCTTGGACGGCAACCCGGCGTTCTCCCCCCACCAGTTGGAGCATAAATCCGGGTTTGATGCCTATTTGCGCTCAGGCGAGGAACAGGGTCTGCGGCAAATCGAGCAGAAGTCATTCTCCACCGGATCGGATCCCGATGGCGGTTTTCTGGTGCCCGAAGAATTGTCGAGCGAAATTGGCCGGCGTCTGGCCGCAATTTCACCAATTCGTGCCCTGTCGACGGTTCGGCAGATATCGTCCTCCACCTACAAAAAACCGTTCGCTACCTCAGGAGCGGAAACTGGATGGGTGGGTGAAACCGATAACCGACCGGAAACATCAACGCCGACACTGGCGGAGCTGCAGTTCCAGGCAATGGAAATTTACGCCATGCCCGCTGCCACCCCCGCACTTCTTGAAGATTCCGCAGTCGATCTGGACAGCTGGATTGCTGAAGAGGTTGAAACAGTGTTTGCGGCCCAGGAAGGTACGGCATTCGTCACCGGTGATGGCATCAACAAACCGCGTGGTTTCTTGAATACCCCGACTGTGGATGAGGAATCCTGGACATGGGGCAATCTTGGCTATGTGACAACCGGTACTGATTCAGGCTTTGCATTAAGCCAAGGCGGAGATGTCATGATCGAGACCATCTATTCGTTGAAAGCGGGCTATCGTCAAAATGCCCATTTCATCTTGAACCGCAAAACCCAGGCAGAACTTCGTAAGTTAAAAGATGGGGATGGCAATTATCTTTGGCAGGCACCGGCGACGATCGGCTCAAATGCATCTTTGATGGGCTTTCCGGTGGTCGAATGTGAAGACATGCCGGATATTTCCTCAGGTGCCACCGCGATTGCTTTTGGAGATTTTCGCAGGGGTTATCTGGTGGTGGACCGAACCGGGATCCGGGTGCTTCGGGACCCCTATTCAATGAAGCCCTACATCCTTTTTTATATCACCAAGCGGGTTGGTGGCGGAGTCCAGGACTTTGACGCCATCAAGCTCATCAAGTTCAGCTAGGCCTCTGTCTGCATAGCCTTGCGCTGGCGTGGCAAGACCTGCCCGCCAGTGTCCCGTCTCAACGGCCCCGTTCAGTTCCTGATCGGGGCCGTTTTGATTTTGACAACTTCCCAGGAAGGGCACTTTAACCGATGACGATCGCACGCATTACACCCCCCGGTTCCGAACCGCTCAGTCTGGACGAAATCAAGGATCATTTGCGTATTGATCATGCCCATGAGGATGTGCTGATCGCCGACCTTCTGAGCGCCGCCCGTCAGCATGCTGAACACCTTTGTGGGCAGAAAATTATATTGCAGGTATGGCGTCAGTATGAATCCAGCTTTCCCTGCGATTTTACCGTGCCCCTGCGAGTGGCACCGGTGCGCAGCGTGGACTTTGTCACGGCATTCGATGCACAAGGGCAGCCCAACCTCGTTGATGGATCCCTGTTTGAATTGGTGCGGGGGACAGAACCGGCACTCATAAAGTTTGATCGTGAATTTGACCGCACGCGTGCGTTCAATGGTCTGGAAGTGGATGTGACCGCCGGGATGGGGGAA